TACTGTATAAAAGGTGTTTCGCTAGAACATCTTTATACAGATATTAAAAAGCAAACAAGAACTGTTTTGTATCCTTCACACAATCCGTCACCTAATCCGGGTGCACTTTATTAAGGAACCTCAAATGAAGAGTGATTCTGAAAATTGGCAAGGCGTTATCATAGACTATTTGTTTGTTATGGGTGACAGAATAGAAAATGTTTTTGCACATGCCAAATTAATTCACGGTTACAGAGAAGACAATTACGACTATTATGAAGTAATGGTGCCTTCTCATAACTTTTTTACATGTTACATTGACGGTGACAAGATTGAGACTTTTTTATGAAAATTGATAAGTTGAACATACTATCAGCGATTTTTTTTTGTTTTACATTTATACCTGTTGCTATGGTCATGTCAGGAACTTTGCTAACTATTTTAGGTATCTTATAAAGGATAGCATATGAATCAACAAGAAATTAAAAAGTTTTTTTATAAACTAAACAAAATAAAACTCAGTAAAATTCAGAAAAAAAGAATGCTTAGACTTTTTCAAGTAAGAGGACTTAACAAGAAAAACAAAGCTATGTCTTTCAAAGAATTCAAAGTAAAGTTAGAAGAGAACAGTGGTAATATAACAAAACTTGTTTTAGGCCCTAAATGGAATAGACTTGTTTTTGTTGACGTAGACTTTGAGGTATAACATATGAATCAAGAAGATAAAAAAACTCTTGACTTTCTTAAAGAAGATATGGAAGAAAACGGTGCTATTGTAGTTTATATTACTAGTGAAGGAGACTTAATGCTAGTAACAACAGGTGATCTTAAAAAGCCTCAAATCAAAGTAGCAGAAAGAATATTAACAGCTGCAAAGCCTTCTATTATTTTAAGCGCTGTATTATTTGTAGAAATAGCACTAGTAAAGCTTGAAGAAAGAGCTTTGGAATTTATATCTAAGCTTTCGAAGCGTGTATAATAGAAAATACTTTATTATAATATTAATATAGAAAACAACCTTTAAGGACAAAATATGTCAAAAAACAACTTCAAAAAAGATATTCAACAAAAATACAAAGGAAGAGGTAATACGTGGGTTAAGATTCACAAAGATTCTCCTGCTTTTCAACAATTTTTAAGTCTTGTTCCTGCATGCAGTGAAGGTTTGCTTTTTAAAAGTCATGTTGACAGAGAAGGTTTTGGTTGGGCAAGGTTCTCTAAAGTTGAAGGATCTGCTGAATCTCCTGTAGAAATGTTTGAAGTAAGATACAAAGGATCTAAAGTAGATCATCCTGAAAATATTCTAAAGGTTTCACACGATGTTTCACGAGACTTTGAACTTCTTGGTAATACCCCTGTCAAGCTAAATATAGAAGTGCTTCCTGAAAATCGAAAAGTCAAGAAGACAAGCGCAAAATCTTCAGTAAGAAAAATATCCAAAAATTCTGAAGAAGTTGTTGAAGACTTTCAAGATGTAGAACAAGAAATTAGAATTATCAAAGAAGCATCTTTAACAAAACCATCATCAAGAGAACTAGAAAACTGGTACGAGTTTTTAAAGTTAAACGGCTTATACGAGGAAAATGTCTGATATATACGTTTTAACATTATTTGTAGTTGTATTTAGCTACTTACATTCATTTCATAATCACAGAAAAAGATCTGACGTTTATTTTGTATTTCTATTAACAGAACTAGCGTTAATCTGCTCCTATCTAAACTTTAAATAAAAAGGATTCAATATGACAACTTGGGTTGAAATTAGAACTGGTGATAGCATTTTATTCAAAAGCAAAACAGGCACAGGATCTGTTGTTTTAACTGAAAATAGCGGCAATTATTTTATGCCTGCAAAAATCGGGATGAGAATTAAAGGCATTAAAAAACCTATTCAAAAGTCTGAAGAGTTTATTTTTAATGGTAGCGTTGTTCAAGCAGCATCAGGAACTACACGAGTTGTTAAATGCGAGTTATTAAGACTTTCAGACAATACAAACTTTTACGTTTCTGAGTTTGACCTCATGTCTTACTTTTCTAAGTCAAACAAGTCGCAACTTGGAGGAATTGACTTATGAAGTATTTACTTTTTTTCTTATTGTCTTTTCTAAACTCTTGTGGACCTGCTAGTTCTCTTTTTACTATAAAACAAAATCAGGACTTAAGGAAAGAGAACGAAGAATTAAAAAGAGAACTAAGCAACACTCAAAGCTGTGATAGTGATTATAAAAGTTTAGAATTTAAAATGAGAAATATTAAGTTTGATTTAGATCACTGCTTAGAAAAATATAAAAGACAAGATATAAAACTCGTACAGTGTTTAAAACTAAAGGAAGACTAAATGATCAAAGATAGGGTAGAGAAAAATAGCGCGATAGAAATTGACTTAAACGGTCCTTCTGGAAACGCTTTTGTTTTGTTAGGAATCGCTGGAAACTTAGGAAAACAATTAGGCCTTGATAAGTTTAGAATTAAATGTATTCAAGATGAAATGATGCTTTCAGATTATGAAATGTTAATTCAAACCTTTGACAAGTGGTTTGGAGATTATGTCGTACTCTATAGATGATATTAAAAAAGGTGATATGCTTTGGTTTGAAATAAGAGGCGCAGATCAAAACTTTGGGTATGGTGAAGTTGCATATACGTGGAAAGATGAAAAAACAGGTATTGAGTATGCTGACTTTTTTTGTCAAGTAAACGGTGGACAAAGGTCCGGAAGAATTGATAAGATTATTGAAAAGCCGAACGTAAGAATGGTAAACAAACATTTACAATCACGAAAAGAGTTTAAAGAAGTGATGAAAGAAAAATACTCTTAACGTGTAATATTAACATTTAAATTGTATAATAATAAAAACAATTAAAAGGAAATTCATTATGGACATTCAATCAATTAGAAAAATAATTTTCCCAGCTGTCAATGGTGCAATCAAAGAGATGGAAGAAAAAAATCTCGAGTGTAACGTTACTCTTCTTAAAAGAATTATTAATGAAGCAGTTGATGGTTCATTAAATAGAAGTCATTCAAGTCTATCAAATATAATTGGAGACTTCTCAGGAAGAGGCAGAGCTTGGGCTAAGTCTAATGTTGATAATGAAAATCCTGTGTGGCATGCAATCAAAGAGTGTCTAGAATTAGAAATAAGTTGTGCGCAAGAAAACTCTGAAGTCTTTAAAAGGTGCACAAACATGCTTGACCTATTTGAAAACTTAGGTTTTGCCTGGATGAGATTTGCAGGAGTTAACAACAAAAAAGGAACAATGAGATTCCAGATTAGAATTTGGGGATCTAAACTTGAGGATCATATAAAATTATACTTAGATAAGGACCTATATAGTCATATTGAAAATCTAGAAGGTGTTCCACACAATTTAGGCTTAGAATCTGGAGACTTTTCAAAAGATCTTGTTTCTAAAGAAAAAATAGAAATAGACGTTTCGCAAGAAGACCTAACTAACTTAGGCATTCAAACATTACAAGACTTACTAGGAGAAAATTAATATGACTAAATGTAAACGATGTACATCCTGCACAGCTGGTATTATGTGTCAATGTAACAAATCAAAAAGCAAAACAAGCTCAAACGTGGATCATCCTGATCATTATATGAAGGATAGTGGGTTTGAAGTAATTGATGTAATTGATGCCTGGGAATTAGACTTTGACTTAGGAAATGCAGTAAAATATATTGCAAGAGCTGGAAAGAAAAGCCCAGAAAAAACAAAAGAAGATCTAGAAAAAGCAGTTTGGTATATCAGTCATAAAATTAAATCCTTATAAAAATAAAAAATATTGTTATATATAGTCTCTAAATAAGGAGTTTATATATGATTAAAGTTAAAAAGATAGTATGGAATTTTGAAGGAACAGATTTTGAAGATTGTAATTATGAAGAGTCTAGAAAAATTGCAGTTCTTCCAAAGTCTCTAAAAATCAACGAAGAAGATATTGATAGTGACGCGCAAGAAGAAGATATTGTAGAATATCTAGAGTCTGCTTACGGATTTGAAGTAGAGTCAATAGACTTCGAAGAAGATTAAAGCGTGTAATATCTATATTTTTGTCTTATAATAACTAAAAAAGGAAATTATGAAAGACAAAATAAAAGAGAAATTTAATGGTGTTAAACACAAATGGATTTACTTTCATACAGACAATAGAGAGTTTCAGCTTATTCTTGATAAAATATCTGCTGAAATAAGTTCAAAAAACTATTCTTCAAAGAATGCTATTAAATTAATTAAAGCTTTTAAGTTTCACGAAAAAGCTTTTTTAAAGTTTATCAAAACATCTGGAAGAAAAAACTTTGTATGTGTTTGCAATATTATCGACAAAGAAAACAATAAAATAGAAATAACACTAAAGCCTGAAACTTTGTTAAATGCAAACATGTTGTCAAATACGCCTAAGTCTCTTAAGCTTTATAAAACAAATGAAAAAGACAAAGGGCAGTGGAAAAAGCCAGATGATGGTTTTACTGATCCTATTCAATATCCTGCTGTCGAAGAAGAGCTTACAGAACTTGGTTATGCATTATACAAAGACTGGACAGAAGAAGTTGCAGCCTCTGGAATGAGTAGCACAGATTATTATCGTAAACTTAACGGAACACTTAAATATTATCAGAGAGGATAACATGCATTATTGTAGTAATTGCGGAAATACTTTTCCTTCTAAAAGGAAAAGCTTAGGGTATAATACATGTATAGACTGCGGCGATAAGGAAGCAGTTAAAGAAGCTATAAGAAAATCTAAATGTGTTGCACCCCTATTTAACAAAGGCGCATATCAATTTATTGGTAATATTAAAGAAGCAAAACATCTTGGTAGATAGAATTTAAAATGAATAACAAGTGGAAGACAGGTAAAAGAGAATTTATAGAATTAAGCGTTATGTTTGAAATCTTAAAGTCTGTTTCTGAAAGCAAGGATCACAAGATAATTGTAGGCACAGACAGTGTTAAGCTTGGTTACAACTTTATTTTTACTAGTGCTATATGTGTTCTAAATGGAAATATTTACGATAGAAGATATTTCTATACTAGAGAGAAAATAAAAGACGACTCTTACCTAGATCTACCAAAAAGACTTCTTAAAGAAACTGAAGACTCTATAAAGATTGCTCTTGAAATACAGAAAAAATTAAGTAATGCAAATATAGAAATTCATGCAGATGTCAACACAGATACAATTTATATGTCTTCTAGATATAAAAACATGATAACAGGCTATATTTCAGGTTGTGGTTTTAATGTTAAAACAAAACCGCAATCTTTTGTAGCTTCTTCAATAGCAGATCTTCATACTAGAAAAACATAAGTAATGTCTAAAGTAGCTTCTTACTTTTTAATAAACGTTAATGAAGCTCATCACATTACCGGCTATAGTGTTAAAAATCCTAGAAAGAAAATTAAACATGTAAGCTTAAGCTCAGGCACATACCTTTGTTTCATAGATGAAACTTTACTTACAAAAGAAATTAATGATCAGTTTTGTGAAGTCTTATACAACGAAGAACTAATTATTATTAGATACAAAGATATTGTTAAACTCATAATATAAACACTTATATTTAATATAGGGAGGTGTATTATGTCTACATTGTTAATTACAGTTAATGACTCAAATAACACGTTTGAAGTTGCAAACAAAACAAAGATTTATATTTTTGACAACGTAAAGGAGTACAAAGAAGAGTTATGTGACATTATTGAAAAAAATAAGATGTCATATACAGAAATTAAAATGTTGGTTGAAAGTTGGGGTGGTAATATCGATTTAGTTGATTTAAACACGCTAATAAAAAATTACAAAAAAAATTATGAAAAAGGGTTTTCGATTTGATTTTGGTGTTTAAATTATACACAACAACAATTAAGGAGTAATTTATATGTTTGATACAATTTTTGGAGAATTTCCGATTAGATACTACACTTACAAAGATTACGATAAAGCAATTAATGAAGTAATCAAAGACACATTAAGTTTTACAGGAGAAAGCAACAAAAGAAGATTAACATCATATACTTTAAAAGAAATTGACGGTAACATTGTTTTTAAGTGTTTGGCTCCAAGCATTACAAAAGACAAAATTGAAATGTCTATTAAAGATAAAATACTAAAAGTAAAAAGTTTAAAGGCTGACACTGAAATGGACTTTTTTACTCCTATTGATATTACTTTAAAGCTTCAAAAAGATATTGATTCTCAAAATTCTTTTGCTGATTTAGTAAATGGCGTTTTGATTATTACAATGCCGATTATAGAGTCTGCAAAGGAAAGCTTAATTAGTTTTAAGTAATAACAATTATCAAGTTATAAAAATAAAAAAACCAGCTTCTTGCTGGTTTTTT